CTTGGCTGCGCTGATGTCTGGAATATCAGAAGCAGACAGCGTTGTACCTGCAGTGACGTGACCACGAGCGTCAACAGTGACCTTTGGATAAGTGCCAGCAGTAACGCCTGACGTGTCATGAGTCAGCGCACCAGCACCACTGACAGACAACGCACCAGATGGGACAGAGACGCCGCCTTTAGCACTCGTCGTACTAACAGGCAGGTCACCAGCAGCAAGCGCCGCAGTAGCGGTGATATGCCCCTGAGCATTAAACGTAATGCCGCTTCGCGTACCAGCCGTGATGCTGTCGGTGTGATTCAGTTGACCACTGCCAGTAACGCTCAGACCGCTGCCAACAAAGACACCACCAACCGCAGAGCTGGTTGCTTTAGGTAGATCACCAGCGGCAATGCTGCCAACAGCAGTGATATGACCAGAGGCATTAACGGTAAATCCGTTCTTGGTTTGAGCAGTAACGCTGGACTGGTGCGAGATAACGCCACTGCCATCGACACTCAAGCCAGAAGCAGACGGCACACTAATTGCGCCACGCGTTGCTGTTGTTGCAGCATCAACGGAAAACGTCCCAGAGGTAGAAGTCAGTCCAGCACCTGCAGCCGCACCACCAAGAGCAGACGCAGTTGCTGCTGGCAGGTCGGTTGCTGCAATGACTCGTGAGCTATACGCACCACCCGAGCCAGTCGGACCAGCAATAAATTCTTTCGCTCCTGAGCTGCTGCCTAATGAACTAGGACTTATTGATGCAAGCTTGGCTGCCGGAATGCTGGCGTCATCAATTAGGTCAACACCCTGCTCAACCAGAGATTTAACGCTGACTTTCTTGGTCTGGCTTGCGCTTACGTCGGCAATGGGCAAGACATCGTTTGAAGCCACATTGGCTTCAGCCAGCTCAGTCAGGGCTGTGATCTTCTGATCGGCCATTGCCCAAGCCCCCTGCGGGTCTAGTCGTATTCAAGCTCTAGCTTACCGTCGCCAGGCTGCTCAAGCAGGACCTTGTCGGTATCTTCCTTCAACAAGAATCCAGGCACTGGCTTGCCAAGCCGCATATTGATCTCCCCAGTGGTTACAAACTGAAAGCTAGAGGTTGTTAATGAACTGGCTTCTAATGAAATTGCAGCGTTAGTCACAATTCCTTTGAAGTCAAAATACAAGCTTTCACCCGGCGAGCTTTCGTTTTGCCCTGCTTCTACAATAAAAAGCTGAGCATCAAATTCTGCGCCAAGCTTTTGACGCAAAATTAACTCGTGCAAATAGCCTGCAATTTCAACATCACCCGCAAGTCCCGCTTCACCTGGCTTGTAATGGAATTGACACTGAATGCTGCCATTGCCACTAACTAAGCCGCTTTTGTTTGTGCGAAACTCATCACTCAATGCTGTAACATCTACAACTTCACGATCGTTATTTAGTTCAAACGATTGAACAAGTCCTAAAATTCTGTAATCAGCTTGAACGCTTGTAACTTCGATTGGAATGACTGTCGAGGCTGAGATTGCGGCCAGGCTAACTTTGCCTGTACTGCCGCCTGCTAGCGCGTTTTGGAACGTTTGATAAAGGCAAATTCCGCCAAGCTCGTCAACGTTGATATACCAGTTGCCATCAGGCAGCTGAGCGTTTCCTTCCCATCCACTAGCAGCAATAAATGTAAGGTTTCCAGTATCAGTTCTTTTAATCTGCAGCAGGTCGCCCGTCAGCAACATCCCAGCTGGAAAATCAAAACTAAATCGATTTGCAGAAGTGTTGACGTCGCCAGAATTTACCTCACTGGTAAACGTGCGTTCTGGCGTGGAACGTCGCAGCCTGACAACACCTGCATTTCCAAGAAAAACAGTCATAGTGACCTGCTGACGAAATCGCCGCTCATCGTGTAATTAACATTGACCCGCATTATTTGACCGACAACACACGCCAATTCAGCACTTGTTAGCACTGCATTGAACTCAAAAGATTTATCACCAAAATTTAACTTCAACAATGCAGTGTCTCCGATTGATGGGTTCTGTGCAGCATTTCCGTCTCGAAACACCTGATTCAGCAACGGGACTGGCGCGTTGTCGTAATACAGGATCGTTAACGCTCCAGATGCAGTTCGCACTCCGGTAGTAAACGTGCGAACGTCTTCGCTCAGCGTCGTCACCTCAAGCGCATCTGTGTTGGCCGTCATTGACCACTGCACAACCTTGGCGACCGCTAAGCCTGCAAAGTCGACACTGCCGTCTTGACCTGCGTAGTACTTAGCCATGGTCAGACTCCCTCAAGCTCGCCAATGAACTCACAGGACACTGTAGACAGTCCTGGTTTAATGCTTGTAACCGATGGCGGTTTTGCGTATTTCCACTTCAGAAGGCTGTTCGTCTCCCGTATCCAAGGCACCAGATCAGTTGACACGCCTGCGGCAACGTTGTCTGTGGTGAATACGACGTACTTGTCATCACCCATGACAGTCACGTAGTTCTCCAGAATCGATGCAGCCTTTGAATCAATGATGTTTGCAAAGGTCAGCGACAAGCTGCTGCTGTACCGCTGATTGCCATAGCGGACCCTGACAACAGCACCGTTCTGCGCTTGAAACTGCTGCTCAGGGAAAACGCCCGGCGTATAGGAACGGCTGGTCGGGACTAGTGCCGGAAAGCTTTCAGCCGTCATCAGCGCGTCACCTTGAACTTAGAGGCATCACTGATATTGATTGTAGCCAAGGCTGAGCCAATAACCTCACCAGTGATGCTATTGCGAAGGTCGTACAGCTCTTGATGCGCTGCGCTGATGTCAACAAGACCCTCATCGTCAATCGTGATGCTGTTGACCCTGTAAACACGTCTTTGGTCATTCGTCATCTTGATCGTGAAGACAGTTCCGAAGAACGCTGGATCTCCTGTTTTGTTGTCGGTTACGACTAGATCGCCCTCTTTTACGTCGGTGTTACCAGGCTTCCAGTAGTAAACCTTCGTTCCAGTGCTGTCATTCAACGGTGTAGACGACGTGATGCCGCCAAACGCATCCACGCTGCCGTTGTTAAAACGATTCGTGTGCGTTGAGTGCGAAATCACTGTGATGTAATCGCCTGCGGCAACGCCTAATGCAGAACTAGGCGTTGTTTTGAAATCAATGTTGTGATCGCTATGTTTTCTAAGCAGCAGTTTATACTTTGCAATCGTCTCCGCGTGTCTTGCAAAAGTGCAAAATTGAGTCAGGTCGAGAAACTCTTCAGGGTCACTGTCTGAACCGCCATACTCATCACTAAGCCTAATCTGCACAACCTCTTGCGACGAGAATCCATTTTCTTTTTCTTGCCTATAAGCAACCGTTACCTTAGGCAGTTGCCGTTCCTGAGCAGGCAAGAAAGACACTGTCATGTCTTTCATGTTTCCGTCGGTAAATAAGGCTTTAATTTTTTTATCTATAGGTTCCTGTTCTTTAATTTCAAAAGTAAGAGCGTCGTAGGGCACTGAAGGTATTAGCGAAAACTTGCCGCCGACGATCGCAAAATCTAATAAATTTAGAGCCGCATTGGTAAAGATAAAATCACGCACCCCGGCTTTTTCGCCAATCACTCCGTCAAACGTAAAGTTGTTGGCATGGCAGAACTTGGCAGCAATCTGCATCGCATCGCGGTCAACAGTGCTTTTAGGAATTCGCTTGCCAGCGCCAAGGCGTGGGCTTGTCAGCAGGTTGTAAGCAATCTCTGCAAAATTATTTGTTGGGCCGGTCAACGCTCCATCAACAACATCACCGCCGGAATCGTTAATCAAACGATCGACGACAATCCCCTGTTTAACGTAGGCGCTGAGCTGTCCTAGCGAAGTCCAGTCTTTGCCGGCCAGCAAGCGAATGCCCAACAAAGACAAGTCGTTGTACCGGGCTTCTCCTCCAATATGTTCTACGCCGTTTACAAGAACCACCTTGTCCTTGTCCGGTCGGATCATTTCATTTACAAATACCACCTCGTGCTCTGGACCATCTTGATGGCTTGTTTTTTCCTCTTGGTATTTTGGAAAATCAGCGATTGCATCTCTTGGATTAAGCAACTCTCGCGAACCTCCTGGAATAACCTCAGAACCCAGCTCTGTCGGAAACACGTCCACAAACGAGCCATCAGTGAAATTAAATCTGATTACGTCATCTCTTTTGTAACCCGAGCCAGGATCAACGATTTGCCATTGCCAATGGCCTGGGCCAAGACTTGAAGCGTTAATTTTTAAGCCTGACCCACTGCCATTGATAGACGAGTCAGGAGAATAGTCCTTGGGATTGCCATCGTAAGGAGTTTGAACAAACGGGAATGCCTCATGATCCCATTCATAACGCTCGATTGCATATAGGTTTAGGGCTTGGTGAATTTGAAAAGATTCAACTTTTTCAATGCTTCTAAAATAACGCTGTGTACCGGGTGGGGTATAAACCTTTCGCTTAATCTCGTAAACATCGCAGTTAATGGTTGGAAAAAAGTCCCGCTTATTACCAGTAACATAGGCAAAGCCGTCTGTAAAATCAGCAGCTTCAAGCTCACTATCGGCTTTAGTGGTTAGCTGCACAACCTGCCCGTTCCACACGCCTGTGCGGATCCCGTCCGCTCTGCGTTCCCAAACGCCAAAGTAACCATTTTCGGTGTATGGGTCGTACTGCGGTCCTGCAGGATCATCGGCAACACTCGCTGGAATTTGAACAGTTTGTTGCAAGATATTCGCGCCTACTCGATATATTTTCGTTAAATCGTTTGGCAAGTTTGGATCTTGAGTCTGTGCCGTAACGCCATTGCCGCTGTAAACTGCAGCGACTAAATTGCCCGCACCATCCAGCTCAACGTAAAAGTGTGGCGTGGAGCCAGTTCTAACTAGAATTTCCGGCTCAAGAGTTCGAAAATCATTTAAAGCTGGCAACGTAGCAACAATGTCGCTTGAAGCATCGCTGTACCGATACTGAGCGCCTATGGCTACGTCCACCCCGTCCCAGCGGGCCACAACAGCGCCTGGAGCAGTTGGGTTGTCAACGTTGACAAAAACACCGTATTTAAGCTGTCTATTTACCGGGTCATAATCTACTCTGCTGTCATTAACATCTTTCCACCCCGCGCCTGCTGGTAACTCGCCTTGCGAGAATCTATCTAAATTTAAAACACGACCTGTAATAGTGCGATCCTGCAAGGCACGTTTGAACAAAAATTCTTCATTTGTGGTTGTCCCATCGGTAATAAATTGCTCTCGACCTGTATAAGTTATTTTGAAAACATCGTCGATTTCTTGCCTGTTAGTTCCGTCAAGCAAATAAACTTTGTTTTTATTTGCAATAGGACTTACAAGGCGATCATTTCCGATCGCACCGCTCAAGGGAACAAGTTTAAATTCATATTGACCACGAGGATGAGATATTGAAATCGTGTTGTACTGAGGCTGAGGAGTATTGCCCTTAACGGCAAAGATACGATCACCTGTGATGTCGCTAAAATCAACAGTGTCTGCCGCTCCAACAGCTCTGTACTGAATCTTGAAAAAGCTATATCTTGTTTGGAACGTTGTTATTCTGCCAAGCTGGAATGACTGATTATCTTCCTCGTAATCCTCTAAGGTTCTTTCAGGCGGTTCTGAGTTTACATTAACAAAATTGTTTACTTGCTTGAAAACGACGCTTTTAATACCAATCTCGGTTTGATCGCAACTGCGGTTGTTTGTAATTGTAGCAATATCAATTTTTTGCAGGTGCATTCCATATGCGACGTTGCCTTCAAGTTCAGGCACATTATCTGGCGCAATAAAATGCCCTACTCCAGCCTCTATGCAAACAAAGTCATAAAACTTGTCTCTAGTAATTCCTTCCTCAAAAGGGTTGGGATCAGAGGTTCTCGTACACTGAATAATTGCACTGCCAAAGGAAAATAAATCTCCAATGTTGATCTGCTGATCACTTGCAACAATACGCTGAACAATAGCGGTATTAACGTCATCTAGACCATGCGGATCAAACGCATCAGGGTCTTCTCTAATTGGAGAGTTTCCAAAAGCTAAGCGATCGCCAACTTTAATGTCTAATGATGCAGCGTTTCCAGGCGTTGCTTCAAATCGCGATGTCTCCAGTTGTGTCTCTGGATCAATGCGCACCAGCAAGCCCATTCCTTGCCTTGAACAGTACGGGCGAGAGTGCCCGGTACCTTTAGGACCATTGATTTTGCTTCGCTTGGCTTTTAATGAATCATCGTCATCGAAGACTTGGACAAGGTTGTAGGGCAAAAAATAAGGAGCACCGTTTGAGATTGGCGTATGGCAGCCAAATTGACGCTGCGAGTTTGGCGTTCTTGTGCCACTTGTAAACGGACTTGCTTTTTCAGGCACGCTTGGGTCAAATGCTGTAAAAACGTCTGGATCTATTTGTTGCTCCAAACTGCCTGCAAAAGTATTGTTTGTTAAGACTCGGCCACCACTGTCAAAATTTGTCTCAGCCTTTGCAATGTTATTTCTAAAATAAACTCTATAGCGTGCGTCTTGATAGTTACGAAGCAGCTGGTCACCGATTGCCAAACCTTGTGAGTCAGGAGTTGCGGCAAGCTCAGATAAACCAAGCGTTGTAAGCATTTTCAACTCTTGGTGCGAGCCCTTGCTCAGCAACTGCGACCACAGCAACAAGCTTTTAACGCGAATACCGCCGACAACCTTGTCCGGCAAGCCAGGATCAGGAATTTGTTTGACAAATACAAGCGGAATAATGCTGCCAAGCGTTGCAAGATCTTGCAGGCTGTCAAAGGCATAAAGTTCAGCAAACTTTGTCTGCCCGCGAATGTCCGCAGTCCTAATTGGACTTAATTCATCCTCTAGAGAAGGCGGCTTAGGTGCAAGCAGCAAAGCAGCTGCCGTAGAAAGCACGCTGATTGCAATGCTTATGATCGCGAGAGTTGTACTTGGTTCTCCTGTAGCAACAACTTCAGGAATTAGCGCATACTCCTCTCCACGCTCCTTAGCCTTGCAATCCGCGAGGCGACAAAATTCCCAATACTCATCGAGCGTTAGCCCTAACGTGTCAATAATCTGCTGCTCTATCGGCAGTAAAGAGCGACGGGAGTAAGAGCGCTGCAGGGGATCCATGTCACCCGATGGTCTCTGAATTGCAGCCATCCGCCTTCATAGAAAGAAGCCAACCCATAGCTGCCGTCAAGGCAATGGATTAACCCGAGTGTGCCCACTTTAGCGGCATCTGTCTTGACGCCCCATAGCTCTAACTGCTCCGTAAATACCGAATAGTCCCTACGCATCAGACGCCGGTACCATGAGCGTTGCGGAGCGGGCATGTCGATACCGTGCCAAGACTGCACAGCCGTTGCCAAACTCAGACAATCGGCAGCGCCATGCTTGTCAGGTACTGCACCGAGCCTATACGGCATTCCAATAAGCTGATAAGGCTCAATCAAGCGTTACTGATTCGAGAGGTTACAGGTAGCTCTCCAACGTCCTGCGACCGCAAAACTTTATTTGGAACAGACGAGTTCACGGCATCGATTGCGGTACTCAAGGCAAGTTGAATGCCCTCAACGTTGTAGCTCATGCTGTTAACAATCCAATACTCAGTCGTTAGCGTTCGTTGAAACGTAAAAGTACTTGGATCCATCAAAACCGTGTCTACACGAACAGACCAAGACCTAAGCGAAGCCTCGTGAGCCAATTCAATGGCAAGTCTGTTATTGGCAATAGTAAGAGTGCTTTCCAAGTTGTCGCCAGTAAGACTCTTTGTTGCACCGTTATAGATAAACGGCAAGAACCCATAGGAATTTGATTCAAAGGTTATAGAGCTGCCCGTACTGCTGTTTTGATACCTGCCCTCGTCATTGCCGTCAGCGTCTTCGAAATGAACGAAGGTGGTAATTGCTTCGATCGTCATACGCCAACCCTGCTACGAACACTGCGCTTGTTCACGAGGTCACTGTAAACATTGCGCCGTCCCATTTCAGCACCACGCTTTGCGGCTTGCGTCATGCCACGCTCGAATTCCGCCGCAGTGACGTAATCAACGTTGTTAATTCGCTCCACGCTGTAATTCACATTGATAGAGCCACCGCCAGTAGCCATGCCGCCTTCAGTTGACGCTCCATCGCCTTCGGGGATAACAGCAGATCCACGAGCGCCACGACCATAACGACTCATCGCTTCAGTCATCTTGCTGGCTGGAATGACGTATTCCGGCTGACCACCTTCGCCAATTAGCGCCCTTGTGGGGCCGTCAACATATCCGCCTTGAGCAAACTTAAAATCACTAGGTATATCGCCAAAAGCAGGCAGCCCTAAGTCGGTACTGAATAAGGACTTTGAATCTAAATTCGACTCAAGTCCCTTACTTCCCATGCCAGCAAACGCACGAGCAATGCCAATCGCGATGTATTGCGCAATCATCTTTGCAGCCGTGCTTGCCAGCGCATCAGCCACGCTCTTCAACAAGTTGGCAAATACTTCCTTGATGCTTGCCGCTCCAGTGACCAGACTCTGCAACC